TCCTACTTTTGTTATCTGGATCAAAACTATTAGTACAGATACCCTCGTAGATCCCATAAAATCTTTTATCGTAGGTCATAAGACGCCCAATACTACGCTATTTAACAATCTATTTGGGGCTGTTGCCGTAGTTGAACTTTGCGCTAAAGGATCTAAAGAGGCGGTTCCAGTTACCCAAACAGGAGAGCTAGCATTAGAGGCAGGTCGGTTAGTGGCTACGCTAAAGCTGCTTCCTGGTAATGCTCCACTGGTAGGAGCAGTAACTTTTAAATTTGTTACAGGGACTACTGCTACCTGAGTAACTCCCGGGGTTAGTGCTCTTGTAGCAACTGGGGTAGGAGCGGTTACCGTGTTTCCGTCTACCCATTGAGCCGCAGTTCCCAAAGAATCTGACCCGAGAGTTAGTACAGTTGTATACATCTGCACGTTTCTGTTCTTCTCTACAACTCTATGCTCTGTGCCTAAAATCGTCCAGTAGCCATCGTACTGTGACCCAGCGCCTACAATGTAAATCGGAAGGTCTGGTCTCAAAGTCGCACTACCCAAAACTTCAGCTGTTGCTCGGTACGGGAAAATGTTTCTGTTCTCAGCAGCTTCAGCCTCGTACTGCGCGGTTGCCGCATCTCTAGCCACTACATGTGTAGCAAATCGGTCGAAGAACTCAGGCTTCGTGTTTGACTTTGTATTTTTGGCTCTAGTCTGTTGAGTTATAGACATGCTTTGAGTAGTGGCTCTATCCACGCCGCCTACTGCTACGGCGCCCTTTTTATCTCCGTCGTACTCCAAACTCTCTGCAATAACAGGTTCAAAAGAGTAAAGATTTGATCCGTTTGGGTCAGTGGGTACGTTCATGGTGTAAACAGGAGCTTGATATCTGGCTGTTGTGTACTCGTATAGCATAGGCTGAAAGTACAACTCTGTGTTTTGAGTTCGTAAAGAGTAACCAGACTGCTTAGCTAGTTTTACACACAACTCCCAGTCAGTATGGCCAGCTTGAGCTACTTGCGGATAGATTCGTGGGTGGGGTACAGAAAAGCACACAAAGTTATTTCTTTTAGCGATCTGTTGGATAATGCCGTCGGCGGACATGCCTTTATACACTTGTTGAGATTCATTCTTCATAATCATAGAGGCGCCCACAGCCACAACCTCAGTTACGTTATGCCCCGGTTCTCTGGTCAAATTGATGTGGTGAACATACCCATAAAAGTCTCTGATGTCCGCTCCAAAACCTATAGTAAAAGATATAGGTGAGCCTGTCTCTACAGCTTCATAAGGAACTCCCCAGTCCCTAAACTTTATAGAAACTACTTCATGCTCATACCTGTTTTGATACAAGTTTAAAGAAGATACTACTTGAGGTCCAACAGAGGTGTTAGGAAAGTTTACGTAAAGGTAATTAAACACTAGGTATCCTAAGAATTGTTCCTGGATCAATATTTGTAAAATCTGGAATCATAGGATTAGCCATAACAATGTGCCACCAAACAGAAGAATTTGAGTAGTACTTGCTAGCTAAGCTATCCAACCGTTCACCCTCTACGTAAGTATGGGTAATATAGGACATTCTAGTTATTGGGTGAATAGTACTAAAGACGATAGGGTTTGCTGGCCCATTTACTTCTGTAGACACATAATCTACTTTTGCATATTCGTATCTAGACCCTTTGTAAATAGGCATTATAGACCTCCAGAAACAAGTGTAGTCTTTGAAAATGCTTGCATAGAAACCTGTACCTCTGTGTGCAGAGGTATCATATCTTGTGTAAAGATCGTGTGGTTGATAGACATGCTACTTACGTACCCCACATATGAAAGACTATGGATACTAGGTCCAAATTGAACAGCAATAGGAGTTGGCTGAATGAAAGAAATATCAGCTGTTTTTTTACCTAGCATGTTAGTCCAGTAAGCTGATCCAGCTGCCCCACTTAAACCGGTACCAGATCCGTTCATCATTCTGTAAAGGTACTCTATATCAGCCATAGTGCCTAATTTTAAAAGAGTAAGTATCTGATCAGACAATTTCTCTGGGTTAGCTGGAGAAGACGTACTTCTGGCGCCTCCTTGATAGTACGGTGTTAGAATGTTTACATCAGCTGTGGAGAGCGTTGTAGCTATAGGAGAAAACCCAATAAAAGTTCCGCTAGAAGTACTTACTGAAGAGGTCGCGCTTGTACCGTAATTCTGTTGCTGAGCACTTAAAAGACCCCTAGCACAAGCAAAGTCATTCACTCTATCAATTACTATTGTAAAAGTAACACTTTCAACGGCGTTAAATAGGCCGGTAATACCTGAATATTTGTCTACGGCACTTGGTGTCACATTGTTATTTAGGTCTACGCTAGTTGAAATGGTTGTAGGGTTCCATAAAAATTGAAATCCCCAATCATAGTCAAAAACAGGGGCAGGAGCACTAGGGGTAGTAGTGCTTGAAGAAGAAGACCCAGATAAACTTGTTAAAGGAGCCGAGTAACCTCTAGCTAAACCGGAGTTAGTAGGTGCGCTAGTTTTTGTAGTAGAGCTTGTAGTAGAGCTTGTAGTAGAGCTACCAGTTACCTGGTTGTTAGATATTGGTTGATAGCACCACATACGAGAAAGACGGTATGCTTCATTACTTGCCCAACCTTGATTTGGAGGAGTGTAGTTTAGTGGTCCATCAGCCATCAATACCTCAGGGGTTAACGGCCTACTCCAAGCATGAGGAGGAAGATTAAACTTTGCTTTTTGAGGAGTAATATTAGGTTGAGGGTTAGGTTGTCCAGGACTTGTAGTTGTAGATGTTGTTGTTGGGGTAGGAGCAGGGCCATTAACAGTTGCTCCAGAAGAACTACTGGATCCAGATACGGCGTGTACTATACCGGTTACCGCACTTTTAATTCCTGCTAGTGTTAAGTCAACTAATAAGTTACCCATTAGCCTTTACCTACTGTTCCTGTTGGATTATTAATTAATTGTTTAACTTTAGTCACAATAGTTGTGGTGTCAGTAATTCCATTGAAGTTAAAGGTAAGACCGCCGTAATTAGTTCCTCCTGTGTATTGAGCCTGTTGCTTTTGTATAGCAACGTCAGCGGCGGTTAAGGCACCAGAGGCACCAGAAGTAGTTCCACTACCCGTATATGTAGATCCTCCACTTTGTGCTCCACCCGGCGTACTATTTGCGTCATAACCTCCAGTAACAGCTGGGCTATAGTTACCCTTAACGGCTTTAACTCCAGCATCAGCTCTTCTTTGAGCGGCACTTTTACTTTGATCGTTTGGTCGTTCAAAGTCACTCATGAAGTACGCTGCAGCGTTACCCTCAGTAATGCCTTTCTTTTTAAGCTCGTCTAACAAAGTTCCTTTAGACCACTTATCGCCTGTTTTTGTAATATCTTGAGCTAAGTATCCCTCTTGAGCTGTTATGCTCCAAGGATCCAGATGACGTTTGGCTGCGTAGGCTCTTAATTCATCCCAACGACCGTTATGCCATTGCGCTATTCCGTAAGAGGTATATTTACCTGTCTTAGGATCTTTATCACCTTCGGCGCGGGTGTCTAGACCAGATTCAACCATAAGGTTACCGACAACACCAGTAGCGGCATCTGCGCTAATTCCTAAAGTCTTCATTAGATATTGTTGAATCTCTTGGGCAGACCCACCAGTAGACTTTACTTTTCCAACGCCGTCGTTTCTATTTAGTCCTGGTAGTTTATGGTTAGGGATAATCTGACCGTCTACTTGCGGTATGAATAATTCTGGACCTTCTTCACCTACAATGTAAGGGGTTCTGTTATTACCCACAGGTCCTCTACTAACAACTGGTCCGCCTTCAGCGTTTCCAAACAAGTTAAGTAATTTACTAAAAATTCCCCCAAGTGTTCCCAATGGACCACCAAGTAGTCCTTGGTTAAGCCCGTTTACGGCTCCAATACCACCAGTTACTTTATCGATGCCACTAACAAATTTGTCTACGGCGTTATTAAATTTAGTGCTGGCATCATAGCCACCAGATATTTGGGAGGACTGATCTACTGTTAAATCTGTTTGAGTAGCAGTTTGACGACCAATGTCCGCAGCAGTTTGGGATTGAATACCAGCTTTTACTAATTGCTTTGTTGTTAAAGAACTAAGCTCTGCTCCGCCAAATTGAGCTTTGGCAAGCAACATGTTTCCAACCATTTGAATCATGGCTGTGTCTCCATTAAAAAGACCACTCAACATGTTGTAAATACCATTACCAGGCATTAAAGATATTTGGATATCTTTTTTAGTAGGGGTGCTGTGCCCTTGTTGTTTTAAGAAGTTCCAGATCTTGTCAACAACTTGATCTAAAGGGAGTAGCGATCCGTCTGGGCCACGAAGTTGAATACCGATAACGCGAGCCATGTTGACAGTAGAAGGCGCGTTTAAGGTCTGACCAATAGCTTGGGTAGCCCCTGTGATACCAATACCCGGGGTAAATCGAGAACCTTGAGCCGCCCCCTGCATTACATCACTAAAGTTAGTTGCTCCGCTAAGACCTAAGTCATTAGCTGTAGCCAAAGCGTTAGTTGTGTCCATAGCATCTGTGGCTAGGCCATTGTGAGCTAAAGATTTTTGAAGCGCTTTTACATTTGCTGATTGTTGCTGTAAAGGCACATTAAATCCACCTTGACCGTAAAAAGCAGACCTTACTGTAAGTAAGTCTTGCATAACAGCGTTAGGCACGCTAGGCATAAGCTTGCTGGCTTCTAAGCCAGAGCTGATTGCAGAAGAAGCACTTACATACTTTTGAAATCCTTCATTGACTGCGGCAACTCGGTTTCTATCTTGGTTCCCTCCGCCACCACTTCCACCACTGCCAGTATTGGCGTCGCTAGTAGGAGGTGGGGGAGGGAGCGCCGCTCTTCCATTGCTAGCGACCACATTGTTGTTTACGCCTGAGCCACCTTGTCCTGAACCTGAAGGGGCTTCTACTTTTGGGATCTTTACAGAGTTAAGGGACTTAACCAGTTTGTCTACAGCTGGCTGTAAAGTGCCTGTGATCGAACTCGCTAGACCAAGAATGTCTCGTTTGATATTAGTAATGCTAAGAGAGATCTTTCCCCCGCCACCAAGGTTTAAGCCAACTTTGCTGTCATCCATTGGTCTAATACCTCCTATTCTTTCTAGCGCGTTCGATCCAGTTTAATCTTTCTCTAGCGGACATATTTTTTATATCCGCTAAAGTCCACCCAGTAAAAACTCTTGTTAAGAACTCATACTGGTCTAACAAATGCTCGTAATCTTCTTCTCTATATACGAAACAAATCGACAAGACTTAGTGGGAGTGCGATCTTTTCTCCACATGCCTTGCAAGTCTTAACCACCTCCCCGAGGCGTGGGCCTGGGTTTCTAGCTAAAATCTCATCAATTAACTTTGAGCGGTCTCCGATACCTAAAGATAGGACGGTGTAGGCTCCTACGGAAGGTTCTCCATTTACTGATAGAACACAGCCTGTCAACAACAAGGTATTGATCTCAGCTGCCGTCTTATCCGCATTTTCTAAGAGTTTCTTTTGGGTTAATCCAGTAGGAAGAGTTATGGTTACATAACCTTTCTTAGTTTCTACGTTCCATGTTCTATCCGCAGTTGGGTCTTCTAATTTACGAACTGGAACATCGTCTACCAAGTGAACCGTTGTAACTTGCTCTGTAGCGCAACTCTGACAAGTAATCTGGAAGTCAATAGTTTCCCCAAAGGTAATCTTTCTAATACCAATAAGGATTGCATCTCTATCACCAGCAAGAAGCTTGTCTAAATCGTCTGTTGTAGCCTCTCTACCGCCTACTCTTACTAAACCACGTTGTAAAAGTACGTTTAGAGCTTTACCTGTTGTAGAAGCTTTAGCGATTGCTTCCTCATCTACACCGGTAAGTTCTCGAACTTCAACAGTTCTAATAACGTCTCCTCTTTCCACAAGTCCCCCGGGAAGAGAAACTTCTGAGCCTAGCGGAGCCCGAGTACTTACTTTTTCCTCGGGTTCCGCAGCAGCATGTTGAGCGAACTTATTAATTAGGTCTTGGTCGTTAATTATTTCTGCCACTTATTATTCTCCTAAAAGTAGATCAGTTAGTTAATTGTATAGTATTAGTTACCTCGTGCTGAAGTTCCAGATAGAGGGCTTGGAGACGAAAGGTTTCCAGGAACGGATGTTCCAGTAGGTTGTGAGGTAGTTCCTACAGGAGCACCAGTAGAGCCAGTAAACGAGATGTTAATTCCTTCGTGAACAAGTTGCATGGTCTCAAACATAAGAGCGCCGTTAGTAGCATCCAAATCTGTGTAGCTTAGGTTTGTAATCCAAGCGTTAAAGATTGAGAACTTCATTGCAGCAAACTCGTTTGGAACGTTTGTATTTGGGTGGTTATTAACAGTAATGTCGATGTTTACTCGAAAACCTCCTCCACCACTGTTAAGACCATTTCCAGCAGAGGCTGAGAACAATCCGCGCATCCATGTAATTGCTTGATCGTTTCCATAGATTGCCCCGCGAGTGAAGGTCAAAGGTTGGAAGGTGGTCATGCCAGGAATCTGGTGAACAGTGGTGTTCATTCCGCCTTCGCGGTAAGGGATGTTCTGGGTTGCGATAGACAATCCAGAGATTGTAGAGAATCCGCCTACCCAACCAGTGGAAACACCGCTTACAGAAGAGGTTCCGTTGCTGTTTCCAATTCTCTGATCAAACAATGCTGTATCAGTAGATGGGATGCTAAAGACAGCCTTGAACCTAAACGTACGTAAAGGATCTGTGGCCAGACTTGAGTTATAGGCGTTTAGTGTGCTAGTTGCCATTATTTATTTTCCTCCTTAGGAAACAGTGACAACGGTTCCACCGCTGTACTGGCCGATGTTGAGAACAATGAACTCGGCTGGACGTTGCAGAGCAACACCAACTTGGATATTCACAAATCCATTGTCGATTGTTGTTGGGGTGTTGTTTGTGCTATCACAGACTACGAAGAAAGCCGCAGAAGGTGTAGCTCCAACGAGACCACCTCTAGACCAGAAACCAGTCAAGAAGGCGGTGATAGAGTTGTTAATCTGGTTCCAGAGAACCTGATCGTTTGGCTCAAAGATAGCGAATTGAGTGAGGTCACGAAGAGCCTTCTCAATGTAAGTAAGGGTACGGCGGACTGGTACATAACGATCTACATAACCAGACTTGAGGGTACGAGCACCCATTACAACGATTCCAGAACCTGCAATGTAACGAATTGCGTTAACTGGTGGGACTGAGCTGTTCAATAGATCCAAGTTAGCGTTAGATAGAGGAGCAACTGCTACAGCACCGGCAATACGGGTTTGAAGACCAGCTGGAGCCTTGAAGACACCGCGTGATGCATCAGTAGCTCCATAGAGACCAGCAACCGCTGCGCCTGCGCCTACTACGAGGGTTTGACCCTTTGATGATCCAACAGTAACTGTTGGGTCAGCGATAGTAAGAGATGGGTAGTACACAGCAGCTTGTGAAGTTGTTGTATAGGTAGCTGCTTGGGTTAGCTGAGTCGCTACTGTAGACGTGTAGTTGTCTGTAATAGTTTGCTGACCAGTTTGAGCTGGGTAAGCGTCAATTACTACGAAGACGTCGTTCAAGCGGGTTGATCCTGTAGCGTAAGCGATCGCTCCATTAACAGTCGCTGAGTCTGTGGCTCCAGGGATGTTCAAAGTCAAAGACTGTGGGATTACGTCGTAAAGGCTTAGAGCTGTTGAGTAGATGCTTGCTGTTCCAGAAGATGGAGCAGCTGTCGCAGCGTCTGAACCACTTGACAGAGCTTGGTTAGTAAGAGGTGTGCCATAAAGACCAGCACCGCTAGGGTTACGGGTAATACCTGTTGCAGTAGACCCAAGGTCTGTTGCTGTGATGTAAATAGAACCTTGGTTGATTACTGTAGGAGCGTAACGAGAATCAGATGCTGTCATAGACAATGAAGACCATTGTTCTACGATGTTTGCAGCGTTGCTTCCGTTGTAGTAAACAGTAAGGTCGAAGTAGTTACCTTGAGCGGTTGCGCTAGCAGTAGCGGTAGTAACAGCTGTACCCGTAGCACCGTTTGAAACTGTGAACTGGGTAGAGGAAGCAGACGCGATAATTACGTTAGTCAAGTTAAAGGCTGTGGTTGAAAGCCCTGTAATCGAGACTGCTTGACCTAAAGTAAACGAGTTATTTGCTGTGTAGGTAACTACGCCACCAGTAGCTGAAGCTGCTGTTACGGTTACGGTAGATGATCCGTTAAGCGAAGAGGTAATGCTTACGTTAATGTTGTTACCCCAAGTACCTGGGTTAGTAGCACTAACCTTAAGAGTAGGTTGAGGTGTTCCTGAAGTACCGTCGTTGAATGAACGGTTAGCGGTAGAAGAGCTTACGCTTCCGTTGAATACGCGGGTAACATAAGCTGCTTGACCGCCGTTTGCAAAGAAGAGGTACATTGCAAGAGGAAGGTTGTTTGGGTTAGAGGTTACTGCCGTGTTGTTCCAAGTTCCAAACAAGCTAGTGTATTGACCCCATGAGGTCACCAATGTTGGAGTAAGAGGGCCGCGGTCATTTGCTCCAAGGAAAGCAGCAACGGTATTGGTAGAGGAACCAGCTACTTGCTGAATAGGGTTTAGCGTTTCTTGAACGTACACCCCGGGACGGTTGTAAGTTGCCATTATTGATTTATCTCCTTATTTGTTTTACGGATTAACGTTTGGTGCCAGAGGTGTTAGTCGAGACGGGATGGACGAAGTGGTAGTGTTAATAGCGATCTCATCGACAAGAGGTGTAGCAGCGACCTGTGCAGGGGTCATCTGGCTTACCACTCTTACGGTGAGAACGTTTCTTAAAAGGCGACGGTCGCCAGTTTCTGACTTAACGGCGTCTCTTTTAACAAACCCATCAAGAAACATAGAACGGCTACTTGTCTCTGTTCCTAATTCATTAGGGACGATCAGGTATCCGTACTTTGATGGAAACTTATTTAGGAGTTGATAGATGAGAGTTCTATCGTGTCGTGGGTGACGGGCGTAAGAGGTGACTTGATAGATAAGGTCATATGCCACAGGGATGTTGTAGTTATACCCAAACCCTGATTGTGGAGTAATTGTTCCTTGATAATCGTTATCTACTAGGTTTCCAGAGGTCTGGCGCTCTTGGGCTTGCAGGATATCGATTAAGTCAATGGTGATGAAAGGAAAGTTTTGGTCACGAATTTCAATATCTGGGTATCCAAACCATACCTTTACGAGGCGGGTTGCGTTCGAGTCATCAGACACGGTGATCCCGCTAAGAAGAGTTTTAAGCGCCAGATCCTCGGCTACTACGAATGGGTTACCCATTACAGCACCTCCGCAATCATGTCAGGGATCGGCAGGGTTAAGTAGGATTGAAGTGTTGCCTCACAGCGGTACATGAAAGCGCGGATAGCGGTATTAGCGACACCGAACTCAGGGCCGTACTCTAGATCTTCAATCTCTTGTTTAAGTTCACCTGGGTATTCAAGAGCTATAGAAGTATCTGGGTGTGCCACAACTTGAATGGCATTAATAAGATGAGTGGGCCAGCCAGAGGCTTTGGCGATTACTCGAAATTCCTGAGTAAATACAGGGGCAAGGGATTCGGCTATTTCCTTAGCCTGTGCGTTATTACTTCTTCCGAAGGACATTCTTAAATACCTTGGCTTGGTAATAAGTCTCACTAATCTGCGCTAGCAAGTCTTCCCGAGCCTCAGGTATGTTTTTAACGATGGCTTTAGCAAACTCCGCACTGGAAGCGCCATCGATTTTCTTACCATACATGGTGATCTCCTTCAGGAGGCAGTGTACTACGCAGTTGTGAATCTAGTCCCGCATGGAACTTATATAAGGATAAACGAAAGCACCCCGTTTGGGGTGCTTAAGTCTGCGTTGTTTTAGAGGCACCAGAGCAGTTATGGTCTACGCTCAGACCTTACTTCTTTTTAACCTTCTTAGCCAGAGCCTTGTCCATCTTGGCATCTTCCTTAGCAGATGGCTTCTTCTTATCCATCTTCTTATCAGCCTTTTCAAAAGCTGACTTCTGCTTAGGGGTCATGCCTTTCATAACCTTGGTGTCTTGCTTCTTGTCCTTTGCCTTATCGCGGCATCCGCATGTGGCGCACATTACTTTTTCTCCTTTTGTCTTTTATTTACTTTATTGGGTAGTTTACCTTTTGGTGTTTCTTTTTGCCATTGACGCGCCATCTCTGGGTGGGTGGCGTACATCCACTTTTCTTGAGCGCGGGACTTGAACGGCATTTTAGGACTTCTTTACCGTAATCGAAGACTTCGGCTTAGAAGAAGACCCAGTAGACTTAAGAGAGATAGGCTCCCCCTTTTTACAAATACGAATACTCACGCAGTTGTCACCTGAAGGAGAGCTAGCTTAGGGCTTCCAGAGGCCGCGATAGCGTATACAACTTCATTCTGACTAAGGCTATCCAAGGTAACAGAGGCGCCAGCAATTAGCTGAACTCCGTAAGAAGAAGAGGTTACGCCAGACGCTCCGATGTAAACGGTGATGGTTCCATCAATGTTTTGAATAGAAAGAGTACCGGCTCCCCAAGTAGGGTAGACCTCTCCAGTTACTGGGTTTGTAATGTTGGCGTCTGTGTTAAGAGCGGTAGCGGTTGACGAGTTAAGCGTAACCACTGAATGTGTTAGTGCCATGGGTCTCCTTAGTTGGCGTACTGAGCAAATTGAGGGTCATTGACCATCTCTTCAGGCATAACCTGAACGCAATCAATGGCAATTAATGTGTAGTTCTCAGCAACTATACCGCGTTGCTGAGTCAAATATGGGCGATAAACTTGACCTTTCCAGATCACACGGCTCTTATCCAGCTGTCCAATGTTGTAGATCTGAGCCTCAAGTCCCGGGTCAATCTTGTTAAGGTCATCGATGTTGATGGTTAAGTGGAGCTCATCAGACTTATAGAAACCAGCTTCCGAAGCTCTGGCGGTTCCTTGAGAGATAACAGCTCTTACCAAAGGTATCTTGTATGGACCGTACCACTTCCTACCTCCGCCAGAGGTAGTAACGCCGTCACCTACATCATAGATAGGGTCAATAGAAGTATCCGCGGAGTCATAGAACCACCACTCCCCCACAGTACCTACGGGGTTGCGGAGTTCTGTATCGATACCGTCCTTAATACTGAAGGTCTCGAAGTCAGAGTTAAACCGACCGCCTTGGGTGTATCCGCGCATAGTCCTAGTATCCCTTATTTATCTTCTTTTGTAACGTGTTTCGCGGCAGGTTCTGTTCCAGCTTTGCGATATCTAAAGGTTTCCCAAAGAGGGGCAGGGATAGCGTGGATCCCGTAGAGGGTTCTATGGTGTGAGGTGCAAAGAACTTCTAGATTTCCTGGGCTTTCAATCCACACCTGAAAGTCCTCATCACTATCAAAGTGGGCACCGAACGCCTGTTCCACTTTCTTTGGATCCATGTTATTGACCTGAGAGAACTCAATGTGGGAGTGGTGAAGCTCTGGGGTTCCAGAGCAGAGTTCATCATTAATGACGCACTTCCATAGCCCTAACTTCTTGAGGCGAGTCTTGGCGCTGTTAAATAGATGGTAGTGAGGATCGTCTTCTCTTGGTTCGTGCTCTGGCGTAGATACAACCAGATTTAGATTAAGTCGGTCTTTATGAGCTTCAGTCACTTCAGGCCCCTTAAATAGATATCTATATAGTATCTACAAAGAGACCTGTTTTGTCAGTATCAACGGTTATAGTCGGCTGGGATATAGCCTTCTAAGTAAGGACCAAAGGTTGGATGCACGCGGGTGTACTTAAAGAATCGCTCAACCTTACTTTTATTCTCTGGGTCATTTACAAAAGCAAAGTATGAATCGCGGATCTCATTATGGTATTCATCCGCTGTTAGCCCTTTAGGGTTAGCCCCGCTCACTCTAAAGCTGTAAGACCGCACATCATTATTAACTTCAGAATGAAATAGATGAGCTAGCGGCATTACCTGATTAGGGAATACCAAAGAGAAACCTTCTCCTAACAAGTTCATGGTTTGAAGTAACTCTTCTTCCCAGAAAACGGTTGACTTAGGTAAACCTGAATACTCGTAGAAAACTTTGGTTGAGAAAGCAAATTGAGCATTGAACTTAACACAAGGAACATAAAGTTCTTCTCTAGTCACCTTGTGGTGAACTAGATCTAGATCGTGCCAGCTAGGTAAGTTACCCGCCCACCTGAAGTTAAACATAAAGAATGGGTATTTAGCTAGGCGGTGTCTGCCAAAGTAACCGCGAGAGTCAGCATCATCATGCTCGTATGCAGGTAGGTACGTAGTTAAGATGGTCAACTCGTTTTTGGTTTCTTGTAAAGCCTCTGTGTACATCTTGATCAAGATTGTGTCCCAGTGCTTTTCAAACTTCGTGTGTGAATCTATCTGTAGAACATAGTCTTCATCGTTATACAGAGAGAGTGCTTCATTACGCCCAAAGCCAACGCTAGGCTCGTACTCTCCGACTTTAAAGCGCTTGACCTTTACCTGCTTCTGAGAGGTGAGGGGCTCTACCTTTTCAGAAAAGAACTTATCGTGGTCTAGTCGCTCGTCAGTTACATCCATAAAGACTACGGATATAGAAAGGTCTTCTGGGTGATCCGCAAACTTCAAAGCCTCCTCTACTGTGTAGGGAAGCTGATTGTCGTACATGCTAGGTATAGCTATGTAAATAGACATTACTTAACTACCTCAGTAAAGGTTGGATTACTCAAGAACAAAGCAGCTAGGCGGGGAGTACTAACATAGAACACCTCAACTACCTGACCATCTACCACAATACCAATAGGGATAGAAGGGATTTTTACTTTTTCAGGAATCGGCTCCTGTTGCTCCTTACGCTTCATGAATAGTCCTTCTCTTTACGCCAAAGCTTTCTGTAAACTCCAGACCCTCTGCGTGTTTTATTAGACTGCTGAACTACGCCTTCAGTGGCTGTCCAGTCTTGAGCGTATACCCACTTATCTCTTTTAATAGGAATAAGTTGTGCGTATGGAGTTCCCGCGGGAATGACTCCCTCAAAACCAGTTTTAATAAACCAAGGGATGTTTCCCCAAGCGTTGTACTCATCAGTGTCAACAATCGCTGAGAGTGTTGTAAATGGCAAATCAAATCTGTTAAGTGGGTGAGTGATTAAGGTGCTGTAACCTTTTGGAGTTTTCCAACCCCAGTTACCAGACCATACTAAATGGTTCTGCTCATGTCCCGCTGGTCGTGGGATAGTGTGACCTGACATACCTTTGCGCTCACCGATGAAGTTACTACCAGAAGCCCATTCGACTTTTAAGTTACCGTCTTCATCTTTAGACACATAAATGTCTTCTTGTGTAACTAGGGCGTACCCAGAGATCATTCCATCTAGAAAAGGTACGCATGTTTTTAGACCCGGGAACTCTTCACCATGCTTAGAGTAGTAAAAGCGTTCCGCTTTCGTGTACCACTCAGGTATCAAGTTCTTAATAGGCACTGGCTGTTTAAACGACTTGTCAATGCTGAAATTGGGTATGAACTTAATCATCTTCATAAGTGCTCCGATTTTTAGTTTGTTACAACTGCCGAGAACGGTCCAATCGAGTTACCTTGATTTTGAGTTGACGACGTAAGAATAATACCATGCAGGTTACCCGTAGGGGTAGCCGCGGTTGCTGAATTAGTAGCAGCTACTACATTGAAGGCGCCATCGCTATAACCAGTAGCGGTCACAGTTGTGCCGTGAACCACAACCTTTAGTGAATTGATCAGAGCTGTGGCTGCGGTAGTAGCCAGCGTGCTAACAGTTCCAGCAACAGACTGGTACAGATTCAAGTAGTACTGGGTTACGGCTAATGGGCTTGGGGCTGGGCTGGCGTAAGCAGTTCCAGAGTAGTAATAAGTTGCGTAGTACTGGTAAGGGCCGTTTGGACCGGTAGTTGTGAACCCAGTACCTGTGCCGTAGTGGTAGTAGTACCCGCCTGTGTAGCTGTCATAAATTGGGGTGGAGTAGGTGTAGGTATAGCTTGAGGTGGTGTACGTGTAGTAGTAAATACCAGTTCCCCTGGTAGAGGTTCCGCTATACGTATAGGCATAGGTGTACGCGTAAGTGTAAGAGTCATTCTCAATACCCGCGGCAGCCCACCAGTTATTGGCGTCTTGAACCATGAAGGCAATACCCGCGCCAAGAGAAGTAGTGGTAGCCGTCACAGTAACCAGAGGGCTTCCTAGGTTTACTGTGGCTATAGAGTTATTAGTTGCTGCGTCACTTGTCTGCGCAACTCCGTTATTAGCAACCCATGTTCCTTTGATTGCTGTCCACGGAGCACCAGAAGAGGAGGTTCCCAGACCGCCAGTTGTTACACGGGCAAAGTTATCTGAGATCGCAGGGAGTGGGGTAACCGCGTTAGAGGTATTAGAGGACGCCGATGTGCCTTCAGCATTTGTAGCAGTCATGGTAAAGGTATAGGCGGTGCTTGGAGCAAATGTTCCTGTGACAGTAACTGGGGAAGATCCGACCGTGTAGCTTAGAGACAAAGCTGGAGATGATGTAATGGTGTAAGAGCTGATCGAGGCGCCACCAGTAGCTCCAGCAGTAAATGGGATAGAAACCGAAGTTGTGCTAGCAACGGTAACTGTTCCAAGCGTAGGCGCTTGAGGCACAGAAGCTGGGGTTACAGAGGAAGAAGCGCTAGACGCGGTGCTAGTACCGTTAGCGTTAGTGGCTGTTACTGTGTAAGTCCTAGAAGTTCCTACTGTGTCTGATACGGACACGGGGCTTGAAGAACCAGAGCCTGTGTTGCTTGAAGAAGATGTGGCTATGTAGGAAGTAATCGATTTTCCACCAGAACTTGATGGTGCGGTAAATGCCACAGATACGCCAGCAGATCCAGTATACGGTTGACCTGTAGCAACTGTTGGGGTTCCGATAGTTGGGGCACTAGGTACTGTTGTAGCTGTGATAGAAGATGAAGCTGGTGAAGGGGCAGAAGATCCGCTGGCGTTGTTCGCTACAACTTTAAATGTGTAAGAGATACCAGATTGAAGACCAGTCACAGTGATTGGGCTACTGGCTCCAGTTGCGTAAAATCCGCCTGGAGTAGAAGTAGCTGTAAAGGAAGCGGCAGATCCACCAGTCGCAGCTGGGGTGAAGGATACTGTGGCAGCTCCGTTGTTAAACGCACGACCTGTTCCAACGTCAGCAGCGGATACTGAGGTAGGCGCGTCAGGCACATCCGCGCTCGGGGTATTACCCGCCATAGCGTTTCTGTACTTGTTGCTATTTAAGGTGTTAAGTCTGCTGGCCTTCTTAATCACGACTTATACTCCTTAGTTATCTTTAGCTTGTGCGTCCTCGTACTTATGACCCGAAAGGCCGTTGGTGCTAGCCTTAGAAGTAGACATTACGAGATCTCACTTCCATAAGCATGGAATGACACAGTTGCGCTTGAAGCGTACACACGAATAGTCGCGCCGTGCTCAAGAGTGATACCAAGGGTTAAAAAGGTGGTGTCGTTAGCGTTGACTGTGGCTCCGTATACAAGCCAGTTAGGTCCGCTAGAAGAGGCTGTTCCGTTAGGCCATACTGCAATGCGATAAGTGGCTGAAGTAGCGGCTTGGTTACAGACAGCAATGGTTGAGACTACGGCGGTAGCGGTGCTTCCGCTAGGGGTGTAGAGAGTAGCTTCTGTTGTAGCTGCTGGGTTTGATTGCCCCAAAACTTTATAAGCGGTTGCCATGTTGCTCCTTAAATCTCTGTGCCTAAATTATCCCCATTCCTAGCCTTCTTGTCTTACCTAACCCGCCTTAATAGTGGTACCCCTCTGATACACTAGATAGGCACTAAAATACGGAGGATTTATTTAATGGCGCTACAAACTACCCTTCAACAGCGTAGCTCTACAGCTGCCGTATGGACTACCACTAACCCCCTTCTTGCCGTAGGCGAAATGGGCTATGAGACCGACACCCACAACTTTAAGATAGGTGATGGGGTAACCCTCTGGAATTCTCTGGGGTATCAAGCAGCTAGCCCAGCCGCTGCCGGTAAAAATTACATTTTAAATGGCGGGATGGACGTCTGGCAAAGAAACACCCAAACTACCGCGACTATAACTGGGGCTACTGCTGGGACAACAACTACCTACACTGCAGCTAACACTTTTGTAGTTGGACAATTCGTTCAAGTGTTAAGCGCAGTTCCTACTACTCTTAACGCCGCTGGGGTAGTGACCGCAGCTTCAGGTACAAGTTTTACTATAGCCGCCACCACCACAGGCACTTGGACGTCTGGCGGAACTGCATATGGTTTAAATGTTTACACTAATCCAACTGTAGAACCTAATACATTTACAGCGGATAGATGGATATCGGTTAGAGGAAACTACACAACAGGCCTTACAACTACACAACAGTACTCTGGGTTAGGCGGGTTTACCTGGTGCTTGCGAGCTCAAAGAAATGCTGGAGATACGGTAACAACGCAGACAACTATAGTTGCACACAACATTGAATCTAGAGACGCATTAAGATTTGCTGGTCAATGGGCTACTATTAGCTACTACGCACGAGCTGGTGCTAACTACTCAAGTGCAGCGAGTGCGTTTGGACTTGCTGTTGTTTACGGAACAGGCTCCGACGAAAGTATCATCGTTGGGTTCACGGGTCAAACTAATATAACCGTTACTAGCGTAACATTAACTACATCATGGCAAAGATTCTCTACCACTTTCTTAGTGCCGTCTGCTGCAACTGAGCTTGGAATTGTGTTCGCTTACACACCCTCAGGCACAGCTGGAGCTAATGATTATTTTGAACTAACTGGCGTTCAACTAGAAAATGGAACAACAGCTACTGTCTTTTCTCGCGCAGGAGCGACTTATGGTGCCGAATTAGCTTTATGTCAAAGATACTATTGGGAAACCCCTATTGGTATTAGGACTACAGGCACTATGTACACAACTACATTATGCTATTTTCCAGTACATCTTCCTGTAACAATGCGCGTACCTCCAACCGTAACAGGTTCTATAGCTAACGCAGCAGTGTATATAAATGGCGCGGGCAGTGTACCCACTGCTGTTACATTAGATGAAATAACTACCCAAAGCGCAGCATTTGCTTACACTATAGCCGCTCAAACTGCTGGATGGTCTGGGTATGTAAGGGTGGGGGCTCGTACGTCTTTTAGCGCAGAGCTTTAATACTCTGATAAACTTCTTTCATGAATTTGGTACAAAGATCAGTTTCTCAAGGAGGTAAGTTAGCTCCTCTTGTTATTCCTAAAGGGCTGACTTCTGGCACCGGCCTCATGAATCCCTCTATCTATATCGATGACGACGGGGATATCCTTGTCAACCTTCGCCATGTTAATTACACTCTGTATCATTCTGAAAACCGCCAACTGTTCCCCTCTCGTTGGGGTCCTCTTTCTTACCTTCATCCTGAAAAGGATCAGCGGCTAGTAACAGAGAACTATATCTGCCGTCTTAACGACGATCTAATCATGACCAACTTTGCTCATGTGGATATGCTTAAACTCCACGAGCCTATCTGGGAATTTGTTGGTCTAGAGGATTGCCGCCTTGTTCAATGGGAGGGGCAGTACTACTTGATCGGTGTTCGTAGAGATACCACCACTAATGGTCAAGGTCGCATGGAGTATTCCCATGTTACTTTGGATAAAGAGAACTGGGTGGCTACAGAAACTAAGCGTGTGCGCATACCAGCACCTGCTCCAGATACCTCTTATTGTGAGAAGAACTGGGTTCCTATTCTTCACAAGCCGTATCACTTTGTTAAATGGACTAGCCCTGTTGAGATTGTAAAAGCCGACCCTAATGAGCCTAAGACTGAGCAGGTCTCTGTTAGACAAGGGCTTGTAACCCCCATGGATCAGCGCGGTAGCTCTCATGTGATTAGATGGAAAGACCACTACATATCTATAACACATGATG